TGTTGGGTTCAACCCAGAAGCAGCTAAGAAGTTTGGCACTAAGAGCCGTGACGTTGTTATTCAACCAGCGGGTGTTGTGCCTTTCACTTCTCACCACGTCGACAGGAGACATTGCACAGCTTCTTATGACAAGCCCGAAAAACTAGCGTGGAATTTGTTGGCAAACTGCACAAGCAATGATTTCGGCCTTCGTGTTGATGCCATGCTTTCCGTCGTCAGGAGTTCTCCGGACGCTCTTTCCAAGTTCAAGCAACATTTAGGTGCTTTTGCCCAGGGCACTGAAACCTGCAACAAGGATCTTTTATGGGCAATTTAATTGGCAACAGGTATTGCGTATACCGGCGGTTTGGCTCCCGCCCTTTTGTAGCCGTGAATGTTTCACAATTAACACGCTTTGGTGCACTCCCAATAGCGTTGTACTTTATCCCGTGGTGTGTCCACGGATTCTAGCTTGCATATTTGCATAAAAATAGCATACATTCCAATTTCAAGCGATCTTCATGCCTCGCAAGGCTCAAGCGAAACGCCGGCCCCGTCGTGCGTACCGTGGACGCCCAGCGTCACGAGCGACTGCGACACGTGTGCTTGCAACTGGAGTTGGCGCGGTGCCGTCGCGTGCCTTTGGCGGTCGGCCGGGGTACTCTTTGGCATGCTGGGATGCGAAGCAGTTAGCCCATCTTGCTTTGCCGAGAGCAGTTGGACCGTACACCCCAATACGGGTGACGCGCCGCGTGACCTTCAATGCTCATGCTGGTATAATTGGGACGTACCAGGAGGGGCCGAATCAGGCATCGTCTACTCATGGTAAGCATGAATGGACCGAAGTTGCCATGGTACATTCAGTCAACTCAACATTACCAATCAATGCGCCTGCCAATGCCCGTGCGGTAACTGTGGCCCTTGACGGGTTAGGTGAGGCTGCAACTTTGGTTCCTTCAGCACTATCAGTGCAGATCATGTGTCCCACCAATCTACAGAGCGCCAATGGCATAGTTTATGCTGGTGTGATGAACACTCAAGCTGAGATTGGAGGGCGCACTGAGACATGGAACTCATATATGGAGAAGTTCGTTCAGTTTCAAAGCCCACGTCTTCTTGCTGCTTCAAAACTTGCGCTACGTGGTGTGCAGATCAATTCATACCCATTGAACATGGCTGAAGTAAGCAAGTTCACACCTTTGGCGAGAGAACTTGACACGAACTTCGATTACAATGCGTACAATTACTTTCCAACTGGTTGGGCACCCAT